ACGTGGAGTTACTCATCACTCAAACAGTACCAGAATTGCCCGAAACAGTACCAAGAAATAAGGGTATTAAAAAATTATACTGTAAAAGAATCTGAAGCGATGATATACGGGAAAGAAGTTCATTCGGCGTTGGAAGAATATGTAAGAGATAACAAGCCGTTAGCTAAAAACTACTTAAGGTTTAAAGAAATGGCAGATACATTGATTGCTATTCCAGGAGAAAAGCATTGTGAGGTTGAGATGGCCTTGACGAAAGACAAACAACGGTGTGACTTTCATGACCCAAAACGGTGGGTACGAGGCATAGCGGATTTACTTATTGTCGATGGGGAACACGGATTTATTGTAGATTATAAAACAGGTAGTAATAAATATCCTGACACTAAACAATTACGCCTTATGGCGTTGATGGCGTTTGTTCATTTTCCACAACTGAATAAAATAAAAGCGGGGCTTCTTTTTGTCATGAAAGACAGTTTTATTACAGCCGAATATAAACGTGAGGACATGGAGAGCTCATGGAAACAGTTTTTATCTCCTCTAACTAAACTTGAAACCTCTTATGAAACAGATGTGTGGAGGCCTAATCCAACGCCTCTTTGTGGGTGGTGTTCTGTTGACACTTGCCAGTTTCACAAACCCCGCGGACGATAGGATTCGCGCAGGGGAATTTATTTGGTGGTGTAAAAGAGTAGCAAATAACAATGTATAATAGTGGTTGACACGAAGTAGTAATCAGTTTAAAATTTTAGTTTATTATAAGCACAAGTCGCGTTTGACTTATTAGTTAAGGATTGCATGGAAATTATAGAAAACACCGCAGTTAAATTCACTGTCCCTGAGTATATGGTCCCCCATATAAAATCAAATATTAAAAAGTTTGAAGTTTTGGGTAAAAAAGGCGAGCTGTTTGAGGTATTAATTTATTGGGGTCTTGAGGAAATGACTCGGCTAAACCAATTAATATCTTTTAAAAACGCTCTTCCTTCTCCAATGGCTCGTGACTACGAATGGCCGGGCATGTATACCCCGTTCGCACATCAAAAAACAACATCTGAATTCTTAAGCATTAATCGCCGAGCTTTCTGTTTTAACGAGGCAGGCACAGGCAAAACATCCTCAGCCGTGTGGGCAGCCGATTACCTAATGAACCAAAAAGAAATTCGCCGGGTCCTTATTATCTGCCCACTATCAATTATGTTTTCTGCGTGGCAAGGGGATATATTTAATACGGCTATGCACAGAACAGTTGGGATTGCTCATGGAACAGCGAGCAAGAGAGAAAAAATTATCAACGAAGAATATGATTTTGTTATTATAAATTATGACGGCGTAGGAATCGTTAGAGAAACGATCAGCAAAAATAAGTTTGATTTAATTATTATTGACGAGGCTAACGCGTATAAATCTCCTAGCACAGCTAGGTGGAAAACCATTGCAAAACTAATAAAGCCGGAAACTCGATTGTGGTTAATGACGGGTACTCCTGCAGCTCAATCGCCAGTGGACGCTTACGGGCTTGCTAAATTAGTATGCCCACACAACGTACCTAAATTTTCAGCAGCTTGGAGAGACAAGGTTATGCAGCAGCTTACTCGGTTTAAGTGGGTTCCAAAAGATAACGCGAAAGATTCTGTATTTAAAGCCTTACAGCCCGCTATTCGGTTCGCAAAAAACGATTGCTTAGATCTTCCTGAATTAATGTATCAAACGAGGGAAGTTCCGTTGACTCCGCAGGTTATGAAATACTACACCCAATTAAAAAAACAAATGCTTTTTGAAGCTTCAGGCGAAACCGTAAGTGCAGTTCATGCGGCAGCTAACTTAAATAAGTTACTCCAAATATCAGGGGGAGCGGTCTATACCGACACTAAAGAGGTTATTGAATTTGATATTAAGCCCCGTTTGGCGGCGTTAAACGAAGTTATAGACGAAACGGAACACAAAATTATTATCTTCGTTCCCTATCGACACACGATAGAAGTTGTTTCAAGGCACTTAGTGGACCAAGGAATTACCGCAGAAATTATTAATGGCCAAGTATCTGCTACGGAAAGAGCTAGAATTATTAACCAATTTCAGGTGTTTGAAGACCCTCGCGTATTAGTTATTCAGCCCCAAGCTGCTTCGCATGGAGTAACTTTGACCGCAGCAAACACGGTGGTTTTTTGGTCCCCTGTAATGAGTGTTGAGACTTATTTACAATGTATCGCCCGCGTAGATAGAGTAGGGCAAAAGAACAAAATGACAATAGTTCATTTACAAGGGTCTGATGTGGAAAGAAGGATGTATAAAATGTTACAGGGTAAAGTAGATCTGCACACAAAACTTGTTGATTTATATAGGGAAGAGATGGGCATATGAGTAAATACCCTAGAGAAACAGTAGAGGAAATAGTGGAACATATTGTATCTACCGCGGAAGAAATAGAGTTGGGTAGATATGAGGTGGGACATCTAATCATAGTACTTAATTTGATACTTTGTTCTCATTACGATTTAGATGTTACCGAGTTTTGCCTTACGTTATTGAAAGCTCATTCGGAGGCAGAAAAATCTATCTTAGCAAAAGATTTACAGAAGATAGATGTAGAGGAAGTTCTTAGTAAATTTATGAAGGGAGGAAAGAAATGACTGACGCAATAGGGGAAACAATAAAGTTAGACGATTATGTTAAAGCCTATCTTGCAATACGGGCGCAAAGAGAAAACCTGAAGAGGGATTATGACCTGGCAGATTCAGAATTAAAAGCTGAGATTGCTAAACTTGACGAAGTTCTTTTGGCTGAGTGCAATAATATTAATGCCGACAGTATTAGAACAGGAAGTGGAACTATTATTAAAACCCTCAGAGAAAATTTTGTTTGTGGAGATTGGGACGGACTCAAAGAGTTTATTATGGAGAAAGACTTGATTGAACTTCTACAGCAAAGGCTTCACAGCGGAAACCTGAAAGAGTATTTAATTACCCACGGAGCCGACGGACTACCCCCGGGAATTAGCTCTATCAGAGAATACAGTATTGTAGTTAAAAAACCATCTAAAACTTAAGGAGAATTACATGAGTAGTGAATTAGCAAATATTATCCAAAACAATCCGGGTCTTGCACAGACAGGATTAGACGCGGATACTTTAGCCGTTGCAGGAGGAATTAACACCGGCTCTAAACGCATATCAATTAAGGGAGGAGTCTTTAGAAAGTATGCGGGAGGTAAAGAAGTAGGCACAATTGAAGACCGCCACATGAACGTTATTATAGTTAAGATGGCTCATACGGCGAATAGAATGTTTTACGCGCAGCAATATCAAGAAGGGGTCTCAGTAAGCCCGACTTGTTGGTCGACTGATTCAAGGGTTCCAGACGCTGATGTAGAGACTCCACAAGCAAAATCGTGTGACCAATGTACGTATAGTGTCAGAAATTCTGCGGCGGGTAACGGGTCTTCATGCCGTTTATCATGGCGCGTAGCTGTTGTGCTACCCAATGATCCTAGTGGGGACGTACTACAAGTCACTTTACCTTCGACATCATGTTGGCAAAAAGAAGACAGCGGCAAGTGGGGGTTCAGACCATACGTTCAAATGCTTGCAAACAACAATGTAAGTGCGAGCCGCGTTATAACTAAAATACAATTTGATAGCAAAGCGGCCACGCCTAAATTATTGTTCTCTCCTGTTGGAGCCGTCCCGCCAGATGATGTACCAATTATTGATAAGCAAGCTAAGAGCTCAGTAGCGGAGCAAGCAACCAAGCTATCGGTATATAAACCCGCAGAGGATGTAGCTGCCCCTGCACAACCTACAGCTGCCACACCCACACAGGAAATTTTACCTGGGGTATCTTCGCCAATTGTGGCAGAAACATCGCCAGACGTAAGTGAAGACCAGCCTAAAATAAAAGAAGCGGCTAAAGCGCCAATCGAAAAACCTACGGATGTTAATGACATCGTTAAAAAATGGTCGGTAAAAGACTAGGAAGGATATTATGGCATTATATACAGAAAAGTATTTGAGGGCGGCTAGTGAGTTTAATGATAAGCGATTAGGGGTGCAGTTTGGCAAGTTGTGTATTCAAGCTAACCTGCCTCCTAGCATGATTGCTAAGGCACTTCATGTGTCTCGAATGTCGGTCTACAATTGGTTTAAGGGCAACCCCCTCCGAGGCAAAAACATTAGTAAAATTGAACGGGCCATAGACATTATAGAAAAACATTTAGAGCTTCATACTTTACCCGCTCAAACTGTAGTACAAGCGAAAGAATTTATTTATAACAATATAGCAGACAATATTTAATACAGTAGTATAATGGAGGGTGCTCCCCTCGGTATTGAGAGTACCCATGTTTTTGGGGGGTACAACTGTCGACTATTAAAATAGAAAGCTAATGCAAATATGATAACTGAATTTTATAGAAAAGCACTTCCTTCGTCAGGTGTGTATTGTGTAGCCTCGATTGATCCGGTGAACAAAATACCCCGGCATAAATTTGTTGAATCAATTGACGAAATTGAATCGGTTGTCAACGGGTTTATAAAAAAGAACCAAAATGTTTTTGTTGCGCTAAGTTCTTTTTCCGGGTATAGCCGCAAGGCTGACGACGCTAAATACATCAAGTCGTTTTTTGTAGATTTAGATGTTGGCAAGGGGAAAGGATATGAATCTAAAGAGGCTGCCTTAGAAGCACTTGAGGAGTTCGTGCAGCATTCCGATTTGCCTCCTCCGGTCAAACTTGATTCTGGTACAGGTATTCACGCTTACTGGTTATTTGACCGAGACATTGAAGCTTCTGAATGGAAGCCTTATGCGGAAAAGTTTAAAAATCTTTGTATAGATCGAGGACTACGTATTGACCCAGTAGTTACGGCTGACCTTGCTCGCATACTTAGGTGCCCTGATACCTTTAATCAAAAGACTACCCCTCCTTCACCAACAAAGCTAATTGATGAAAAATTTCCTGAGTACGTGTTTGATGAGTTTAAAAATTTTTTAGGGGTACTCGAGCCTTCAATTGAATCTATTTTACAGGCTATCCCTAAAGGCCTTAGTGAAGACCAACGTAAGATGCTAAAGCTAGACAATTTTGAATCTCGTTTTGACAAGATAGTAGAGGTATCAAAAAACGGGCAAGGCTGTCAACAGATTAAATTTATAGTAGAGAACGTCGCAACTCTTCCTGAACCTCTTTGGTATTCTGGTCTGTCTATAGCACAACATTGTGAAGACAGGGAAACAGCAATCCACACTATCTCGCAGGACTACCCAAACTACAATGCTCAAGACACTGCGGTTAAAGCCAATCAAACGCAAGGCATGCCTCATTCTTGTGACACATTTAGTAGCGTGAATCCCGAAGGATGTAAGGGCTGTGCACATAGAGGAAAAATTACTAACCCTCTAGCTTTA